CCTTGGTGGTTAGAAGAAATGAAAGTAATGTGCGATTATAAAATTTATGATTGGGAAGAGACATGTATGTTAAATAAAGAAAGTATAGCAGTAAGTACAATGTCGGCGGAAAATGCAAAGAATAAGTATATAAACGCACCTCAAACAGAGGAAGAAGCAAAAGCACGTAGGGAATACAATGATATTGTTCGGGATATTTGTAGTATTTTGGTAGACATAAAAGCGTGTGAGATTTTAAAACAAATAAATGATAATAAAACATACGAGATTACTCCATTGCAGATAATTGCTTTTAGATTTTAACGTGTTTGTTAATTAATTTTTTTTGAAAAGACCAGGTTGTGAAATTTGGTCTTTTCTATTTTACAAAGTTTTTTTAATAAAAAAAATTGTAAAAATGAAAATGGGTATTTTTAGATATTTTAAAGTTGGAGACATTGTACGTGACGCTCCTAATAGTGTTTGGGGAAATAAGTTATTTGAAATAAAAAATTTTCACGGCAATGCTTATTTACCATTAGCTTCTGCTTATTTTGTAGGTAAGCCAAAAACAAATACGAATATGGTAAATTTAGATTTGCGGAAAATCAAATTAATGTCTGCACCCAAACGACCGTTAAAAAATATCAATGAAAAAACATTGGCAAATTTAATTAAAAAAGGAAACATAGAAGCAGAAAGAGAATTTCTTATAAGAATAAACAACAATAATAAATAATAGGATGTTCGAACGAATGAAATGGTATGATGAATTACCAGACCCGTCAATAAATGTTTACATACCTTATCTGAATTTGTTTTTCGAAACAATGTACGAAAGACAAATGATTTGGAAACGCAGGTTTATAGATAACCTTCCTCCTCCTTGGACAAAAAACCGTATATTGCGTGATTACAAATTTACCAATGTATACAGAGAATTAGACCGTAGCAGTCAATGGCAAATACAAAACATATTGTTAGACGAAAAACTATCATTGAAGAATTTGATTTGGAAAATGATGGTATATCGTTTTTTTAACAATCCACAAACGTTTGAAATAGGAAAACAAAATTGGCGTAATGGTATTCCTGATTATGATGATTACAATGTAGAAATATTTGCTGATTTTATNT